CCTAAGAGTTAGGAAAAAAACTGCGATGTACTACCTTGTTTTTCTCTAAAAACTAATCTTTCCACAGCAATGTTCTTTTCTTACCACAGCTGTGGAAAGAAAGAAACACGGGTGTGGTAAGAAAGAAACATATCTGTAGTGAGAAAAGTTGTTCAGTATAAGGGGGGTAAATCACTTTGTATGTAAAGCATGTGGGAGTTAAATGATGCTGAAATGCCGATGAATAGAAGGTTTGAGGCTATTTGAGTTGTGTGCGCTGAAACAAATCGAATTGTTACATTGTGCGACACAGATATTACATTTGAATAAGGTATGAAAACACTTTAAACGGTCAAATGTTACAATGGATATAAGATGAGGGCTGAATTGACGCTTTTTGAGGCGCGATTCAGCCCTTTTTTCGTGTGGAGTGCTTAGGTCATTCTTGGGTACAACGAATGAGGTGAGACTGCTTGATAATGGCTCTACGGGTTGTCTTAACGCCACCATCAGTGAGACCGGCATGAAGTAGCGAGCTCTTTTTAATACCTATTTGAGCGTCATTTAGGACGGTATAAATGGCACTGATACTGCCGAAATAATAGTCCTTTTTCTCGAAAATGAGATGTACGTGAATTATCTTAGTCATAAATTCATTATTTAGAAGTTTCTTTCTACAAATATATTCTAAATAATAAATATATAGAAGTATTTCCGAATAAAATATATACTATTTAGGGTGTTTAGAGGATATGACTTCATAAGTTCTTTTATATGCTCAAATGAATAGATGGTATTGATGAATAGTTATAGAGTGAAATGTTAAAAATAAGTTTAGGCATACCATAAGGCATACCGATAAGACATACTTTTTTCATAGGCAATAAGCTTGTGTAATGTAGTTTAGGCATACTTTTTTAACAATTAGAAAAGGGTGTATTTTATATGATGTTTCCTTTTAGGTTATGTTTTTAGGCGTTTAAATAAATATTTATAGGGGGATAGTATAGTGTTTTTAGCGGGTAGTATAATTGTACTAATCATATAAACTGTTGATTCATAATAGGTATTTATGGAATAAGTGCTATTTTAGCGTAATAAACGTGCGCGCGTCGCAAATAATTGGCAGTATAGCTCAGCTGGTAGAGCGAAGGTGTACATACGTGGTGAACACGTATGCAGGTCTTTTGTCACAAGTTCGACTCTTGTTGCTGCCGCAATGGTTTTTGAAGGTGTGAAGAACGCTCCCGGCATTCAGGGCTCCGACTGAGGGATAAAGCGCGCGGAGATTAAGGTAATTAATTAGTTGTTTGATGGAAATGCTCCCGGTGATTGTGCCGGGAGCATTATTTAGTATGAAAATAGATATTCCCATTATAAAAAGAAATATCATCCGCG